CTCTGGCTCAGGCTCCGGTTCTGGTTCTGGTTCAGGTTCTGGTTCTGGTTCAGGTTCTGGCTCTGGTTCTGGTTCTGACTCTGGATCTGCGCCTGTAATGGAATAACGTATATTGTTTATGCCAGATTGTTGCAGTTTGACGTAGTTACCGCCACGAAACGTCGTACACCCCATGATAAAACCTTCCACCGGGGATGTTGATAATGGCACAGCATATGTCGTGGTGTTGTGGCGGCCGAGTTGATCAGCCACGGAAAGTGTGCTATCCCACGTATTAAAGATTTTAAATCCATCATGATTTCCATCTGCTGACTTAATGGAAAAAAATATTTGACCACCATCTATTCTTATTTCAAATTCATCCGAATCTGACATAAACTTTGTATAATTTGTATAAGTGCCACCGTACTCTTGGAGCCCACTCCCGCCAGTGTACGCGTTGCCATACCCCCCGTAAAGCCCGTTGCTCGTCATCAGGCCGTACAAATCTTCCAGGGTATTATTGTATACCATTCCTACGAAACTAAATTTTCCCCAACCGCCTTCTTGGTGGAACCAAATACCAACATGCATATTTGCGGTTCTCCGTGCGCCGTCGTTGCCGTCGCTGTCTTCGTGCGTTGTGTCTTTTACATGACCAGAACCAAGACCAATCACGAAGTCGCAACTCCCAGGATTATTTGCATCGCCGTGGACGTACGCCCCAAAGCGTGGTTTAAATCTAATAATCTGCTTTGTACCATCACCTTTACCAGTATTGTATTTGAATTTTTGATGTGAAGTAAAATAAGTGTTTCGCATTGCGTCGGCGTTAGTTGTGGTATTTTGAACCCAAGTGACCTTCCCATATGCATCTGGCTTCCACGGTGACCACGATTCGACATTGCCGGTCGATGAAGACGGAGTCTTTGCAGCACCACCAATGTCGAGAACAGTGAGGTTAGATGCGTCCGGGTTAATGGTGATATTTTCCCAATTTTCTCCTTTTCCATGTACCAAAATGGTTTCGGTGTTGGTTTTCCATGCGTTGATCATATATATATATATATATATATATTTTTTTGCTAAATGATTAAAAAAAAGTATTTAAATTAAAACAAGTATACAGTTTTATAAATGGTTGAAAAGGTTAAAAAAAAGAGAGGGCGTAAACCCAAGAAAAAGGTGGATCCGGTTGATAAACCTCCTCCTAAGAAAAGAGGTAGAAAGCCAAAGGGAGGTAAAATAGTAAAAAAAGCAAAACAAAACCATAAACAAATAAAAATGAAGGAAAATATTATTTTACATTTGAAATGCCAAACCTCAGATTTAACCAATAGTAAAATGAATATTTCGGATTATTGTCCTAATTTAGAAAACCCTGAAGCATACACTATAAATTCAAATCTTAAATCATCACAATTAACATATCAAGAATTATATAATGTGAGTACTGAAAATAATCAGAATGTCAAAATAAATGCTAATCATACTGGAAATCATACTGGAAATTATAATGGAAATCTTAATGCAAATCATAATGCAAATCTTAATGGAAATCATAATGCAAATCATAATGGAAACCAAGATACGCAAAATAAACAGAGTGAATCTAGTAAAAACGATATGAAAAAAATATGGAATAAATTGGAAGAATTAAAGTTGAATTTGCGAAGTAATAGTGCATCAGATAAGAAATCGGCATGTTTTTGGTGTACATATGGATTTGATAACCCAGCCATATTTATTCCCAAACAATATAATAATAATTTATTAGAAGTATATGGTTGTTTTTGTAGTCCAGAATGCGCGGTGGCATATTTAAAAAGTGAAGATATTGATAATTCGAGAAAATGGGAAAGATATACACTTTTAAATAATATTTACAGTAAGATTTTTGATTACGAAAAGAATATCAAACCTGCTCCTAATCCATTTTACACACTTGATAAATACTATGGAAATTTGACAATTGATGAATATAGAAAATTATTGCAAAATGAGAGAATATTGATGGTGGTCGATAAACCAATGACAAAGGTATTGCCAGAATTATACGAGGAAAATAATGAGATACCTTTTATTAATAATAATCTATTGGATAATACTAATAATAATACATCAAATAAATTTAGATTGGAAAGAACCGCACAAAAGCGCAGTAAAAAGGTATCGATAGTAGATTCATTTAATTTATAATATAATTAACAAAATTACATTATAAATTATTCAGAAAATTATTCAGAAAATTATTCAGAAAATTATTCAGATAATTATTCAGAAAATTATTCAGAAAATTATTCAGAAAATTATTCAGAAAATTATTCAGATAATTCTTGAGATTTAATATATTTATTATCCTCACCCAATAATCCGGGACACATGGGATTGGGGCAACTTTGAGAACAAGAAGTTTGATCTGGTGGATTATAGACACATGATGTATGAATTTTTTTTAATTCGATAAAATTTTCATACATTTTTTTCTGCATAGCATCCTTTTTCTCTCCATATTCTTTCCTTTGAATATATTGACGATTTGCTGTATCCATAAATATTCGTATTTCATCCATCATTCTTTCATTTGTACTTCGGTTTGTACCTATGTTTGTTTCAGGTGCTTTTTTTTCAGTTAATGTGGGATTTAAATATTCTTTAATCACCTTAATATAATTATATTCATGTTCTTTTAATTTTTCTTCAGCAACTTCATTAGAATAATCTGTTTGCATTACAACAAATTTAATCATATCGTCCCTAGATGTCATATTTAGATAACTAAACATTTAAAAAAACCAAATTAAACGTAATGGATAATATTAACAATATACTATGGAAACGATGCAAAATGATGTACACACTGAAGATTTATTTGAGAATATGTCGGTAGAATTATGTAAACTTTTGAAAAAAAATTTATTTAAAATATTTAATCCGATAATGGATGAAAAAAATAAAACAGATGAAATTTTACTAAATTTTCCATTAACAAAACAATTAACAGAAAAAGTGAAAGAATTAGAAGATAAAATAGTAGAAATAAATTGTACGAAAAGTTTGCGGATTTTTTCATTAAATCAAACAATCGAAAAACAGAAAAATGAAATTAGCGAATTAAAATGCAAACTCAAAACTCAACTGGAAAAAAGTGTAGAAAATAAACTAAATAATATTAATTCTATAAAATTAGAAGTTAATGAAATAGATATCGATGAAAGAGAAGTTGTAGATGTTAATTCATTAAATATGTCTATGATAAAAAATAAAAAAATCAATGAATCTAAAAAATTATCTATAAGTTTGTTTTCTTCATTAGACGATGAAGAATATATATACAGTGAAGAAGATGACGACGAAGATGACGAAGATGACGACGAAGATGACGACGAAGATGACGAGAATGAAGGAGAGAAAGATGAAATTAATCCATTTCCACCTTCTTCTTCTGCCTATCGTTTATATAAAAATAATGAAACATTTCCTCCTATAATAAATGCACCTAGTATATGGAAATCGTGCAATATGAATGCACCACAAAAAGTTAAAGATGCATTTCCATTTTTACTTTGGCCTGTAACCGATACATATGAAAATAAATCTACACTGGGATCATCTCATGAAATGAATGCCGAAGAAGCCAAAGATATCGAAGAAGCCAAAGATATCGAAGACGCCAAAGATATCGAAGACGCAGAAGAAGCAGAAGAAGCAGAAGAAGCAGAAGAATTAGAAGAAGCAGAAGAAGCCAAAGATGCCGAAGAAGCCAAAGATGCCGAAGAAGCCAAAGATGCCGAAGAAGCCAAAGAAGTCAAAGATGCAGAAGAAACCAAAGATGCAGAAGAATTAGAAGAATTAGAAGAAGATGAAGAAGAAGCAGAAGAAGCAGAAGAATTAGAAGAAGCCAAAGAAGAAGAAGTTGAAGAAGAGGATGAAGAGGATGCCGAGGAAGAAGTTGAAGAAGAAGTTACCGATGAAGAAGAGGATGAAGAAGAGGGAGATAAAGCCAACGATGTCGAGGAAGAAGAAGTAGAAGAAGAAGAAGAAGAATTAGAATTAGAAGAAGTTTACATTGATAAAATGTTATATTTAACAGACGATCCTGTAAATGGAGATATTTATAAATGTGATGCCGACGGAGAATACGTAGAAGATGATGAAGGAGATTTAATTATCATAGGTAAATTTAATAATAAAAAATCAGAATTATATATTTAAACATGGAAATATAAAAATGATTTTTATGTGAATATAGTATAAGATTAATGGTATTTACAGATTTATGTCCACCAGCCCTAATTTATCTATTATTTTCAATTACACAAGTAGTAATTGATACAGTAAAAGGATTATATAATACGGCTTTAATTAAGATATGGGTAGCAGTAATATTTACTATATTATTGAATTATTTGTGTCAACGTGGTTTAGGAATAATTTCATGGTTAATTGTTTTCGTTCCCTTTATTTTAATGACTTTAGTTGTAAGTATTTTACTTCTTATGTTTGGATTAGACCCATCCACTGGAAAAATTAAAATAGGAAAGAATGATAAAAAAAAACAACACAACCATCATAAACACGGAACCAATTTCCCAGAACATAAACATCATAAAAACGGGAAAAAATTAGAAGATGAAAAAGTAGATGTGGGGGAAGACAAAATTTTAGATTATTATAATAAATATTCGATGGGAGAAGGTGGTGGAGGTGGTGGAGGTGGTAATAATGATTTAGGTAATGATTTAGGTAATGATTTAGATGACAATTTGGATAAAAATAACAAAACAGAAAAAGATAAAAAAATATTACAGAAATCATTTTTATTTTACAGCACAAAAGAAGAAGATTCTTCTAATAAAATTCAAAATAGAAATAAAAAATCCGGAAATAAGGTAGAAAATCAAACCAATTATAATGATGAAAATTCAATAAATACTGTTAAATATAACTTATTTGTAGATGGGATGACAAATATGCTTTATGGTATGGGCGAACAAGATATTGCTAGTTGGTTTAAGAATAAATCAACATCATGTTTGGAAAATTTAGATGGTTTAAAAAAAGATGATAAGCAAAAAAAAATAGAAGCATGTTTTCAGGATATTTTAGACGAAATAATGAATAAATTCAATAATAATAAGAAAAATTTATTTAAGAAAAATTATAAAGAAAAAGTTTGTCAAATAAATGAAACAATGGATGTTTGTAAAAATAGAGTACTTGGTGGATTGTGGAAATAATATAACAAAATAAATAGTATTAAGAAATAATATACTATTTATTTATAATGTATCAACTTATTGTATTTTTTGGATATTTAACATTTGGAAGTATATCAGGAATGAGTATTTTATATTGTTATGACAAAGAAAAATTTTTTAATATATCTGAAAAAGTTAGTTGGGAATCTATAAAGTGTTATCATAAGGTAAATAATAAAATCAAAAAAGTTTTAGAAGATTTGAATTCAAAAGAAAAAAAAGTTAAAAATAGATATCGATCAAACATAAAAATTCAAAAGCCAAAAGAATTATATGAATTTGTTGGATATCATAATAATAATTCATTTACAAGTGATATTAATGAGTTAAAAGAAAGGCAATATTTTATAGATGAAACTTATTTTGATATAATGTTTTTAAAATATTCAAATGGCAATGAAGTATTATGGAAACGGATTTTAAATAAGTCAGAATTAGAAAATATGGAAGAATTAAAGAAATTTGAAAAAATAGACAAGCCATTTTTGCAAATTGAATATTATCAAAATAAAGATACATCGGGCGATACATCGGGCGATGTATCTGACGATCCACTCGATGATGTATCAAAAACAGAAATACATAGCAAAATGAACCCTTTTTATATCAAAAACAATAAAATTTTAGATAAACAATTTGTGACATGGTATGTAAATAAATATTTTTCAGATATTCATTGTGATAATTATGAATTACAACTTATAGATACAAATATTAATATATTTAAGATGAATAATAATAAATTTTGTTTACTGGGAGGAGATGATGTGTATATAATTAAACAAGATGAAAACTAATTTAAAAAATAATATACAATAGTATTTATAATGGTATCAATCTCCAATGTTGATTCTATGCTCGCAATGGATACCGATCAACAAGATCATGATCTTTATGATAACTGGGTTTTATGGGCTCATTTACCACATGACACTGATTGGAGTCTAAGAAGTTATAATAAAATTGTTGAATTAAACTCTGTCGAAAAAGTAATTTCTTGTATGAATACGGTTCCTACGCAAATGGTAAAAAATTGCATGTTATTTTTAATGCGAAAGGGCATAAATCCAACATGGGAAGATCCAAAAAATATGAATGGAGGGTGTTTTTCCTTTAAAGTAAATAATAGTGATGTATATAAAACTTGGACACAATTGAGTTATTTATTAACAGGTGAAACCTTATCTAATAATCATAAATTACAGGAAAAAATAACAGGTATAACTATATCACCTAAAAAAACCTTCTGTATTTTAAAAATATGGTTGCAAAACTTGGATCATCAAAATCCAAAAGAGTTGCAAATGGTAGAAGGGATAAATATAAGCGGGTGTATATTTAAAAAACATAAATAAATTGTTTCAATAAATTGTTTCAATAAATTGTTTCATGTAATATAATTTTATAGCCATATAATAAATATGGCTATAAATTCAACAATTTCGGGTATATTACGTGCTTATCCTGTAATAATGATGTATTCTACTGTATTACTTTACGTAATGACAAGTGACTTAGATTTTTTATATTTACTAATTGTGTTATTCTTAGGAGAAGGAATCAATTATACTTTAAAATATAAAGTTTTAAAGCCTATATTTGGAGATCATATTCCGATATTGGGTCAAGGTTCAAGACCGACTGGTGCAAAAGATTGTGGTATATTTTTATCTAAAAAAGAAAAAAAATTAACTTCATATGGAATGCCATCTGGTCATTCTCAGAATTCGGCTTTATTTGCTACTTTCTTAATTCTAAAATTACTAGGAGAGGGTATTAATATATCACTAATTGTGAAAATAGCAATAATTGCTGGATGGAGTTTAAGCGTTATGGTAAGTCGTTGGGTTTTCAATTGCCACACGGTAGGTCAAATACTTATTGGAGCAACATTGGGGATATTTTTCGGAGCAACAGCATTTAAATGTAAAGATTATGTTTATTTTATAGAAAATTTAATTTAAGATCTAGGGAGTGGTGCCAAACATAATTTTATCTCTCCAAGAGATGCTACACTATATTTTACAACAAGAGGTAAATCATTTTCCAAATACATTTCAATATTATTACACAAGTTGGTACACTTAATGAAATACCCTAAATTTTTAAGTGAAAATTCACCCTGTATAACAGTTGAATCTTCATTTTTCTTAATAAATTCTGTAATTCCGTCACTTTCACATCTGCGAATTTTACAACTAGCAAATGGACCATTACATGAAAAAATCAGTTCATTACCTATAGATTTGATCTCCAATCTTTCTGATATATTACTAAGATCGCGAATGATTTTTTGAAAATCACATGATGGAAGATTAATGACAGATGAAAACTTCACAGAAGGCATATCTAATTCTTCCTCATCAGGTTCAATAAGTTTTAATTTTTGAATTTTTGATTGTTTAATATCTCCATTTTCAAATTTTAACCCCAAATATTCAACAATACCATCACAATAATCTTCTTCCTCAATATAAATAGTTAACGTATCATCATTATCTATTGAATTAATGAGTTTAAAAAGATGAAACATATTGACCCCTATAATAATTTTGGGGTATTTACAATAAAAATGTTCAAATTTGAAAGCGTCTAAAAATAAATGTGCTAAGATTGTATGAGATTTATCCATATTTATAATTCTAATTCCCGCCGGAGATACTTTTCCATCTTTCATTACCAATTCTTGTGAGAAAATGATATTTGTTTCTAATAAAATATCTTTTAATGCTGTCATTAATGTTCTCATTGGAGATATTTGAACAGTTTTCATTTCTAGAACATAATTATTTTCCATATATCTAATTATGTGCTTAAAATCTTTAAATACTTATGGCAAAAAAAAAGAATTAAACGAAGTAATGATATATATATATATATATATGTTTGCATGTTGTTTTCATACTAATAACCAAGTAAATGATATAAATGATAATAAAAAAGAATCCAACGACAAACAAAAAATTCATTGTTCCCAAAATGTAATTAAAAATAAAATAAAAAAAATAAAAAAAGAATTGTTTAAAACAAAAATAAATAACCATATTGGGTATGGGATAAGTTCTAATATTTTTAAAATAAAATTAGACAATACATATGTATCGTGCAAGGTTATAAAAGATGGTTGGGTAGAACATTCTGAAAATGAAATTTGTGTATTGAAAAAAATTACAAATATAGATACTTTTTTTGTAAAATATATATGTAATTTTAATTTGTCTAAAAAACCTGTTATATGTTATGAATATATTGATGGTACTGATTTATTTACATATATTTCTAAAGATAATACTTTTTTAGAAAATGAAAATAAAACATTGGAACTTATTAGAAATATATTATTTGGCCTGGAGAAATTAATGGAATTAGATCTAGTTCATTTAGATGTAAAACCTGAAAATATAATAATACAATGCTTTGATCCACTTAAAATAAAAATAATAGATCTTGCTTTTTGTTATAATTATAAAAAAAGAAAGATCGACTCTATATTGGGAACAATAGGTTATATGGCACCTGAAATAGTATTTCATAAAAAGATATATCATAATACAGATATTTGGTCAATCGGTATAATGATATATCTATTATATTCCAATACTTTTATGTTTGATTGTGAAGAGGATGCGTATGTTTATAATATTACATGTGATACTCGAAAGAATAAATTAATTGAGAAAAATCTTCAACAATGTAGTGTAGATCTAAAAATGATAATCACAAAATGTTTAATGTATAATACTAATTACAGAATATCTGTAAATGGTCTTATTAAATTATTAAATAACATTTAACATTTTTTATATTTAACATTTTTTATATTTAACATTTTTTATATTTAACATTTTTTATATTTACCCTTTCTTTTTCCTGTTTTATGTCTACACCTACGTTTGTTTTTAGTACGTCTTCTGTTTTTAGTACGTCTTCTTTTTTTAGTACGTCTTCTTTTTTTAGTACGTCTTCCGTTAATCTTGACAGCACCAAATTTCCCTTTTTGCGTGGTATAACCAGCGTTACGCAATTGTGCTAAAAGTGCTGCTTTTTTAGAACTTTTGGCCTTTGAAACAATTCTTCCATTTTTATTGTATTTTAAATGAGTTTTAGTAAGGGCATCTCCACTGGGCTTTATAGAACCGTAAGTGGTTTTGTATGCTGTACCATTCATAACTTGAGTACGTGATCCAACTAACATTTGAAAACTTCTACCATTTATGTTATATTTACCATTAGATCCTTTTTTGCTTTTTCTAGTTCTTCTAACCATTATAAAATATGTAAAGAAAAATAATTTTTGTTAAGGTTTTATGAACTTTTTATAAACTAAACAAATTATCTCCTAAAAGTATTTTATTAGAATAATATAAATATAATATAAATATGTGGGAAAAAAGAGGTAAATTATCAATTGCAAAAGAAGAAACGCGAGATCTACAGACATTATTACAAGAATCTTATATTAGATTAGAAAGAGAATATTATCAAAAAGGAGGTCAATCATGGTGGGAATATGTATGGTATTTTTTCGGGTATGTTGTATAAATTGGGTAAATATTATATACAAATAAAAATTATCTAAAGTTTATATTCTATAAAAATAAAATATATGCTTTTTTTATAAATGGCAAATTTTCCTCCCGGTGGACCATGGGTATATGACTCTGCATTACCAAAACCTAGTGCTGGTACCAATACGGTTAAAAGTATTATAGAATTTTCTAGTACAGATGTTAAACCGTCTTCATCCTTCAATACTTCTACTGCCCTTGAAACATTACATGATTTATTAGTGCAATATAATATAATAAATACCTTATCCGATATCAATACGCCATACACTGTTATTGCACCAAATAGTAATGCGTTTTATCAATTCAATCCAACATTCTCTACATTAACTGATGCACAAAAAATAGATGTTTTAAAGTCACATATTATTTTAGGAAACTATGATTATGCACGATTAAAAATATTCGCCGCAAATGGAACAGAAGTATCTACATTGAGTAGTACAAAACTAAAATTTTATAAAAATCCATCAGACAACGAAATATATGTTGTTGCTAAAGATAACATATCTAAAATTATAAATTCAGATTTTTTAGCAACAAATGGTATAGTCCATCATATTGAGAGTGTGCTCGAAGTTATTGATCCAAGTGATGTGCCATCTACTAAAGGAATTATATTTGCACAACTTCAAATTAATACGGTGAATATTGTAGAATCCACATCTCATAAAGTTGAATTATTCGATGTTAAAATAGAAGATGACTTGACCCAAGTTTCGCAATATTACGGTATTACCGGTAATAATATGCGGGAATTATTTTATAAATATAGTAAAGAGTTTGGCATGCCCATCCTTCAAACGGCTATGTCTATTCTTACAAACAGTAAGCATTTAATAAAAGGATGGATACACTCCTCTGGTGAATCTAACCCGGTAGAAAATCATGGATATAATTTAATAAAAGAAGTAGTAAATTTATGGGAACAAGACGTTTGTGTAACTTCTGATAAATGGTACAGCGGTTCTTATATAGATATTACCCGAGAATTAATGATAGTTGATAAATGGACTGAATTAAATAATTGCAATATTGGCAATGCTCTTTCTTACTCACAATTAATAGAAAGTATAAATCAACATTTAGAAAAATATAGTATCCCACAAACAAAACTACTAAAGGATAATAAACTTATTTTATCATTGTTAATCTCTAATGGAAATGCAAATACCAAACCCGTTGAATTATTGCTTCACTTCATCATAACAGAAGACGAAAGTTCTTAAGAGTATTCTTAAGTGTATAATATTTTTGTTATTTTTAAATAATAACAAAAATTGAAAATAATTTAAAGATATAAAACAAGAATATCTCTATTATGCCGTCTACTATTGACCAAAAATTAACTGAAACTTATCAACAAAAAACAGATATCGAGCATATTCTGGATGCTCCTGATACGTATATTGGTACAGTTGACATTGATACTACAAAAAATTGGACGTTAAACGAAAAAGATGAAATTTCTCATCAAAATTATGAGTTTATTGGTGGATTATATAAACTTTTTGATGAAGGAATTGTAAACTGCAGAGATCATGTCGTTCGATTACGTGAAAAGAAAAAAAATAAAGAAAAGAATATTGTTCCCGTTACTCAAATTAATATAGAGGTTGACAAAGAAACAGGTGTTATAACAATGTATAATGATGGAAATGGAATTGATGTTGCCAAGCATCCTGAAAATAAATTGTGGATCCCTGAAATGATTTTCGGTCATCTTAGAACATCAACAAATTATAAAAAAAATGAAAAGAAAATTGTGGGTGGTAAAAATGGATTTGGTTTTAAATTAGTCTTAATTTATTCAAAATGGGGGAAAATAGAAACAATTGATCATGTCAGAAAAAAAAAATATACACAAACCTTCAGAGATAATTTAAATATTATTGAAGAACCTGTAATTACCAAAACAAAAGGCACTCCATATACAAAAGTAACGTTTTTACCAGATTATGCAAGATTTGGCATCGAAAATTTGACCGATGATATGTTCAATCTATTTAAGAAACGAACGTATGATATTGGAATTGTTACCGATACTAATGTGACAGTTACATTTAATTCTAAACCTGTACATGATAAAAATTTCGAACAATATATTGATTTATATATCGGGTCAAAGTTAGAAGCAAAAAGAGTATATGAAAAGTCTGATAACAGATGGGAGGTAGTAGCGTGTAATAGTCCATTGGATGAATTTACACAAGTATCATTTGTAAATGGTATTAATACCTTAAAAGGTGGTAAACACGTAGATTATATATTGAATCAGATTATTAAGAAATTAACGATCTATATTGAAAAAAAGAAAAAGATTAAGGTAAAATCAACGACAATTAAAGAGCAACTAATGATTTTTATAAATTGTGTGATTGAAAATCCTAGTTTTGATAGTCAGACAAAAGAAACATTAAATACTCCAGTTTCTAAATTTGGATCTAAATGTATTATTAGTGATAAATTTATTGAGAAACTAGCAAAAATGGGTATTATGGATACTGCTATAAGTTTAACAGAAATAAAAGACAGTAAACTAATTAAAAAAACAGATGGAAGAAAAACGAGAAATATTAGAGGAATTCCAAAATATATGGGTGCTAATTGGGCAGGAGGTACCAAGTCAGATCAATGTACTCTTATTTTATGTGAGGGAGATTCAGCAAAGGCCGGTATTGTTTCAGGTTTGAGCAAAGAAGATAGAAATGTGTATGGTGTATTTCCATTGAAGGGTAAATTATTAAATACTCTTCATGAGAATATACTTAGAATTAATCAAAATGCTGAAATTATAAATATTAAAAAAATCGTAGGACTTATATCTAATAAAAGTTATGATGGCGATTCTGCTAAAAAATTACTTAGATATGGTAAAATTTTATTTATGACGGATCAAGATTTGGACGGAAGTCATATTAAAGGATTAGGTATCAATATGTTTCATTCTCAATGGAAAGATTTGGTTAAAATTCCAAACTTTCTGGGATTTATGAATACACCTATTTTAAAGGCAACCAAGGGAAAGAAAGTAAAATCATTTTATAATGAAAATGATTATACAAAATGGAAAGTAAAACATGACGACGGTAAGGGTTGGAAAGTAAAATATTATAAAGGTTTGGGTACGAGTACTGCAAAAGAATTTAAAGAATATTTCGCACAAAAGAAAGTTGTTTGGTTTAATTACAGTGAAGACAAAAGTGATGATGCGATTGATAAAGTATTTAATAAAACACGTGCTGATGATAGGAAGGTGTGGCTTGGAAATTATGATAGAACTGCTACATTATGTCCGGATAATAATAGTATTTATTATGAAGATTTTATTGATCGAGAAATGATTCATTTCTCGAAATATGATTGTGAACGTAGTATTCCTTCTATGGTTGACGGATTTAAAACCAGTTTAAGAAAGATTTTATATTGTGCCTTTAAAAAACCACTTAAGACTGAAATTAAAGTAGCGCAATTTGCAGGATATGTTTCAGAACATTCATGTTATCATCATGGTGAGATGAGTTTAAATAAGGCGATTGTAGGTCTTGCTCAAGAATATGTTGGCTCTAATAATATTAATTCTCTTTTGCCAAATGGTCAGTTTGGTACTCGGTTGGAAGGAGGAAAGGATAGTGCAAGTGAGAGATATATCTTTACATTGCTTAATTCAATTACGCGGTTTATATTCCCCAAAGATGATGAATATATTTTGAATTATCTGGATGATGATGGTACTAAAGTTGAACCTGAATGGTATATTCCTATTATTCCGATGATCTTGGTAAATGGTGGAAAAGGTATTGGAACCGGTTTTAGTTACGAAGGGTTGAGTTATAATCCAACTCAGATCATTGATTATTTGAAATATTCGATTAAAAATCCGGAAAAAATTAATACACATAAGATTGATCCTTATTACGAGGGCTTTAAAGGAAAAATTATTAAAATAGAGGAAGAAAAGTTTCTATATAAGGGTTGTTATGAAATTATTAATTTTGATACTATTAAAATTACTGAACTTCCTATTGGAACGTGGACCAGTGATTATAAGGCTTACCTTGAAACACTTATTGAAGATAAGTCTAAGACGGGTAAAAAAAGAGAACCTATTGTAAAAACATATATCGATTCGTGCACTGATACAGTTATAGAGTTTACAGTGAAATTGCATATTGGAAAACTTCCAGATTTGATTGCGAAAAATATTACAAAACATATTAATGCTCTTGAAAAGGTTTTCAAACTTACAACCACGAAAAAGACATCTAACATGTATCTATTTAACAAGGAACAGCAATTGAGAAAGTATCATACTATTTATGATATTATCAATGAGTTTGTCGATATTCGTCTTGACGCATATGTGAGAAGAAAAGCATATATTATTGATATGCTTGAAAGAGAACTTGTGTTAATTAGTAATAAGGCTAGATTTATTAAAGAAAATTGCGATGATGTTATTGATTTGCGCAAGAAAAAGAAGGATGTGATTATCGAATTGCTTAAAACAAGAAACTATGCGATAATGAATGGTGATGATGATTATAAATATTTGCGGAAAATGCCGATGGATAGTGTATGTGAAGAGAACTTCCAATCTTTATTGAAAGACAAGGGTGATAAGGAAACCGATCTTAATAAAGTAAAAGAAACATCTGTACAAAAAATGTGGCTTAGAGAATTACGCACACTGGAAAAGGAATATGAACAATACAAGATTGATAGAATTAATAGATCAACTGGATTGACTAAGAAAAAGACGAAAAAGCCCAAAAAGACGAAAAAGCCCAAAAAGACGAAAAAGCCCAAATAGAAAGAGTAAAATGTGTAGATAGAAAGTAAAATAATGAAAAATAATGAAAAATAATAAAAAATAATGAAAAATAATAAAAAATAATGAAAAATAATAAAAAATAATGAAAAATAATAAAAAATAATAAAAAATAATAAATAAAAAGTTATTTTTTTATCGATTAATCGGTGCAAAATCTTTCATCATTTTATCTATTAATATTTCGACATCTTTTTCTTCATTACCATAAACCTTATTATTGATATACAAATATCCGTGCCAATAATTTTTTACTTTTATTATATATTTATGACGAATCGTATTATCATTTTTTATAAAATATGTAATAATTAAACTTTTGTTATTCGTATTAATATTGCGTCTTATAATAAAACAATTGTTTTCTTTTCCTGAAAATATTTTTATTATTTCATCTTCTAAATTATTTTCGTTTATGTAATGAAAATATTTGGGTATTCGGAGTTTAAAAAAAAATGGACATACAAATGATATACCAGACAATGTTTTCCGAAAGTTATTATTTTGAGCCTCGATTAATAATTCATCTTGAACATTTGTATGTTCGTTTTTAAAATAAACATTAGTAATTCCTTCTCTGGGGGGGGTTGAACAATAATCGGCAACTTCATATATATACTTATGTATCTGGGTTAAAATAGGCATACTTATAGTGTACATTTTATTTTTTTCAAAAATAAATAATATGATTCCGACTTAAACCAGGTGAATGTTGTAAGGGTTGTTCTATAAATTAATTTATAAGAAATTATTAAATAAATATTAAAAAAAAGTTAAAAAATAACAACACATATATGGAAACACCAAATTAAACAAAATATATATAAATATATATATGATTTTTATTTTGGGTGGTATATTTATTTTATTAATTATATATTATTTTTTTTTTAATACTAGAAAGGAAGGTTTAGAAAATTCAAAAAATTTTATACCTTCGAAAAATTTTATACCTTCGAAAAATTTTATACCTAGCGATGGATTTAATGGTAATAGAGAAGGTTATGTTTTTAAAAATTGTTCAGAAGGATTAGGTTATTATAAAGACACCTTTTATTCTGATTACTAAGAATTTATAATTATTAATTATAATTATAAATAGACTTTATTTCAAAAAACTTACATACTCAATAGTTTTTGATATGTTTTAATAGCCGAATCACTAGTTACCGATATAGAATCAATTCCCGCGTTTACTAAAAATTCACAAAATTCTATACTATCGGATGGTTGTTGTCCGCAAAACCCAACTTTTACTCCATATTTTTTATAAGTTTCAATTGCAGTATTAATCATTCTTCTATAACTTATATTTTCATGGCTACTTAAATGAGTTATTTTATCAGAATCTCTGTCTACTCCCAATGTCAACTGTAATAGATCATTACCACCTATAGATACGCCGTCCACATACTGAGAAAAATTATCAGCCTCGATAACATTACTAGGGATTTCACACATTAAATAAATTTTCAAATTATGAACACCTCGTTCAAGTCCATGCTTTTTCATTTCGTGTAAAACATTTTCACATTCTTGGGGGGTTCGGCAAAAAGGGATCATAATAATAATATTATCTAGTCCCATATTCTCTCTAGCATATTTAAGTGCCAAACATTCTAATGCAAAAGCATCTTTATAGTCATCAGAGTAATATCTCGACGCACCTCTCCATCCTATCATGGGGTTCTCTTCGTCAGGTTCATATAGTTCACCGCCTACTAGATTTTTATACTCATTTGACTTAAAATCTGATAATCTAACAATTACATCGTGTGGATAAAATGCGGATGCTATTTTAGAAATACCTTTTGCTAATTTATTAATAAAAAATTTCTTACCATCTGTCTCTTCTCCCATAATTGTTTGTATTTTTTCTTTTAATTTTATATTTAAAGTGGGATATTGTAAAAGAGCCATTGGATGTATTTTAATATAGTCATTAATAATAAATTCTAATCTGGCTAATCCTACCCCATCATTTGGCAACATGCTTGCTGAAAAGGCCATTTCTGGAGAACCAACATTTAACATTAGTTTAATTGGTAGTTTTTTTGACGTATCAACTTTTAATTTATCAATCTGGAAATTTAATTTATTTTTATAAACAAATCCAGTTTCACCTTCTGCGCAAGATAATGTAACTTCAATGCCGTCACTTAGAGTTTTACTACCATGTGATGTTCCAACAATAGCATTAATACCTAATTCTCTAGCAACGATCGCAGCATGACAAGTTCTACCTCCTTTATCAGTAATAATTCCGGATGACTTTTTCATAAGTGGTTCCCAGTCGGGAGTTGTCATACTAGTAACTAAAATATCATTATCATTGAATTTTTTATATTCACTTATATCTTTTAATTTCGTTATTTTTCCAGATGATATTTTCTCTCCAACAGCAACACCTGATAGTATTTTTTCTCCCGAATCTATTAATTTATATTTTTCTAATATATTAGAGTTATTAGTGTGAACTGTCTCTGGGCGAGTTTGAATTATATAGAGTTTATTGTCTAACCCATCCAATGCCCATTCAACATCAACGCCTATTTCTTTATCAAATATCATACTATACTTTTTTTCCAATGATTTAACATGTCTGGCTAATTCTATTGCTTGTAAATTAGTCAAACTAAATTGTTTTTTTTCATTCTTGTTTGTTTTAATTTCTATTATTCCATTTTCTGAATATATAATTTTTGTATTTTTCTCTCCAATTGATTTACTAACAATAGGATCTTTTTCTGAAAATTGTAATATACGTTTATCAATTATAAATTCATCTGGCTTAACTCCTCCACTAACAACCAGTTCCCCCAATCCAAATGCCGAATTTATAACGATAGCCTTATTATATCCGGTTTCAGGATCAAGTGAAAAACAAACGCCAGCAGATCCTATATCAGCCCGTATCATTTTTTGGATACCAACCGAAATCTTAACATCTTCAAAATTAATATTATTAGTTTTTCTATAAGATATTGCCCTACTATTAAAAAGAGATGCAAAACAATTCTTTATACACTCCAATAGTTGATCATTATGTGTAATATTTAAATATGTATCTTGTTGTCCTGCAAAAGAAGCGTTAGGTAAATCTTCACACACGGCTGATGATCTTACTGCTACTTGTATTTCATTGCTATAATTAGATTTTAATTTAATAAAATCATTAATTACCATGTCTATTTGTTTTTTTGTAAAAACGGAAGTATGAAATAAATCTTTAATTTTTTGAGAACTATTATTAAGGTGTTCAAAATCATCATAATCTATATTGTTTATAATAGGTTCGATTAATTCATCTATATTATTATTTTTAATAAATTCACTATAAAATGTGGTTGTTATTGCAAACCCATCTGCAATATTAAATTTCAACTCATTCGAAATATTATAAAGTTCTCCGAGAGAAGCATTTTTACCACCGACCAAATGTTTATTTTTATAACTGCAGTTTTTAAACCCAATAATCATATATATTATCCATTTATTTGTATTTATGCTAAAATAATAATAATTTTTAGAATAAATTTTATAGACATTTACAGTTTGTCAAATAACTTTTTTGACCAGAATATACCCATAAAAAAAACAGGAGATGCTGCAATAAATGGTATATAATTGTTGGTTGCAACAGATGAATAATATACCTCTTTTAAGAGGTTACCCATTAATGGGATTCTTATACCTGCATATAGAAAAAACTGTAAATATTTCAGTTTTTTTACCAAACTTTGTTTGTTTGGTTGTTTTCGATAATAATAAACAAAATAAGATGGGATATTAGAAAGTTCTCCCAAAAATAATATGTGACCACCTTTGTAGATAACAGGATCTTGATGCATTAAATATAATGCTGTAAAATGATGATATATATAAGCATAATTTAGAGGTTTTGCTTCCCAGTACCGCGCTAAAAAAAGTAAATCATATACAAAATATGCAGAACTATAGGATGTTAATGTATCATAATTATTTTGATTTAATAAATATCGTCCTGCTAGAATAGTACTGCCTGTAGCATGAACCAATGATGTAAAATTATTAGCCATATTTTTACTATATATTTTATTCAATCTAGAATGTAATATATTAAAAAATAAAAAATTAAAATAGTGATTGAGAAACATATATACACATTTTAAAAGAAGTTTTTAAGTTCTAATGTATTATTGTTATAAGTAGAAATAGGTCTATTTAGTGGTACTGCCAAGGTGCTAATATCATTTTTATATTTTATATAAGCGCTTGCTTCGCTGCATAATTTTGGTACACAGTATTCAGAGACTATTTTATTTAATTCTACGATTTGTTCTGTAATATTGGTACATAAATTGGCAGAATGTTGAAGAAATACACTTCTCATTATAATCTTTAAAGTATCTTCATTTTGATAACCTATGTTGAAATGTCCATTGGATGCTTTATGAACATTGGCCATTAAAGAATTTTGAATAATTATGATATTTTTAGCAGAAAAAAATGCGCGTGATAAATTGGATTTTTCAAAATTACCAGTTAATGCATCATTATAACTAGACATTTTTTGGTCTATTGGTATTTTATCGTATAAACTAAATACATTTTGAGACGATTCTTCTAAAATATTTACTCTTCCATTTGCATTCATAATAATATATAATAAAAAAATATTATATTTTATGATTATATACATGGCTTCTTTTCAAACTATTGTTAGTTATACTGCTATTTTTATGTTTTTAATTCTAATGATTGTTATTGCAATATTAATGGGTCAATCAAAAAAGAATACTAAATTTCCTCCACAAGTGGGATCATGTCCGGATTATTGGCAAAAAGATGCTTCCACTGGAAAATGTCTGAATGTTCAAAATTTAGGAATTAACTGTCCCAAAGGACCAGATTTTAACGTTCCTTCATTTTTAGGACCTGATGGTAATAAGAAAAAATGCCAATTTGCTAAAGACTGTTCTATAGAATGGGATGGCATTACCAATATGGGCTTATGCTAAATTACAAAATTAAATTTTTATAATTAAATTTTTATAATTAAATTTTTATAAATAAATTTAATAAAATCTATTATTAATGAATTTTATTATTCCAAAGGTTATTCATATACCAGAAGACATTTTGAATTTTGTTATTTTACCATTTGTTCCTAAATATGATTTAAGGTTAACGAATCACAAAAATTGGACCGAAAGTTATAGTAAGAAATTACAAACGCCACTTTTACTGGAAAGAAAATATTATCGGTTTCTAATGAGAATGAATTTATATCTGGTTTTCGATATTTATTTTAATCATTTTATTAATGTTCATAATTCAATTAATATGAAAAAATATAATAAAAAAATAAAAAATATATG